ATGAACTTTACAGACAAATCAATTAAGGCACTTAAGGCCAAAGACAAACGTTATGTATTAACCGAGTCAGGTAATTATGGGGAAGGGCGTTTACAAATACGTGTCAGTGAATCTGGCGCTAAAACGTTTCGCGTGCAATACCACTTAAACGGTAAACGTAAAGTAATAGGCCTTGGCAATTACCCCACAGTTGACCTCAAAAAAGCGCGAAGCAAACACGCTGAAATATCAGTATTGTTAAGTGATAATATTGACCCGCAAGAACAGCAATTAAAAACCCAAAAAGCAGAGTTCGCATCATCAGCAAAACGTACCATGCTAGAAATGCTCGATGACTTTAATGTATTTATAAATACTCGCTGGGCAGAGTCAACAATAGCCAGAACCGAAAAGCTAATTAAAAGAAACATCACACCATTTATAGCAACAGAATTAATGCCCGATGAGTTCACAATCGACATGGCCCGCGACATTATTTACCGCGTCTACAACCGTGGAGCAAAAGAGCAATCGCGCCTGGTTCGCAGCACATTAATGAGCATATTAAAATTCGCCATAGATTTTGATAATTCACCAGAGCAATACAAAAAGCCAAATCTCTACGACATTAAAACCAACTTCATTAGAGACATTAACTTTGAAACACCAAAAAACAAAGGCGAGCGATGGTTAAGCGAAGCCGAACTTAAAAAAGTATGGAATGCCGACGATCTACCTTATTACACCCAGCAATACATAAAATTGGCATTGTTACTCGGGGGCCAGCGCGTAAACGAAGTTTATGGATCATACGTAAGTGACTTTGACGTAGAAAACAAAACATTCACCATTCCCGCAAACCGTATAAAAGTACAACAACGGGGCGATCACATAGTGCCACTATGTGAAACAGCAATACCAATCATCCAAGAGTTAATGCAACAAAGTGGTAAAGCAGGGCAAATGTTCCCTCACCGTGACAACCCAACAGCCACAGCCCACGTATCAACAATAAGAATGGCAATACTAAGGTGGTGTGAAAAAAACAACTTTGAACCATTCAACCCACGCGACCTTCGCAGAACATCTAAAACGCTAATGGGTAAGGCGGGCATAGACAAAGTTAACCGCGATATTTTACAGCAACACAATAAGTTTGACGTATCCAGCGTGCACTATGACAGGTACGACTACATGAAAGAAAAACAAGCCAGCATTACAATGTGGGAAAGCTTTATACTAAACACCGTCTAATGCACTCGTTGTTCTATGCATTCTAATTGATTGGCTTACAACACCTTCAACACTGTATTCATCAAATTCAGTGAGCTTTAAAGGTGGGTTATCCGGGTTAGCAGATAAAAGCTGGTTATTATTTAAATCAGCAATTTTGCAAATAAATAGACCATTGAAAACAGCAACAATAACATCACCGTGTTTTAGTTTTTCAGCTCTATCAATTATCAGTAAATCGCCATCAAATATGCCCACACCTTCCATACTCCTACCGCTTGCACGCCCAATAAAGGTCGAGTTGCTAAGTAGGTTTTGATTTAAAGTACCCGCAAGCTCGCTTATTTTGGGACCTATCTCAACGTTCGATAATTGCATAAAGCTACCTCTTACTTAATTGGCTTAATAATTGCTTTGTCAACGCTCCAACTTACAAGGAGCAAAAAAATGACACTTTCTATGTTACTACTTAGCGCGCTATCTTTCGATGTAACACCAACGCCAAGCGTACAAAAAATACAAAATACTGGCGGCATTATCATCTTAAATCCTAAAAAGCCTAAAAAAGTTAAAAATACAGGTGGCATCATTATATTAAACCCAAAGAAAAAGCCTAAATAATAAAGGCAAACAACTAAGCCAGCGTAATGCTGGTTTTTTTGTCCCTAAACGTTTAGCATAGCCCTAAAAATAAAGGGTTTTAACATGGATTTTATTCAAGAACTCTATGAAAAATGGCTAGTCATAAAGCCATATACAACCGTCTTTTCATCACAAGCAATTATCGCCACTGCATTTTTAGTAGCGCTTTTAAACTCATTAAGAAAAGCGATTTATCATAAAGAATCGTTCAGTAACTTTCTTACAATAGCTTTTGTATGTGCAAATTACTTATTAACCGCTTTAATTACTGAGTTCGCGCTAGATTATGTACAGCGGCACGAATCTGCCGCGAGTGCTCAAAACTTATACCTAGCTGTTACATTAGCCAACATACTAACGCTTTTCATTATGTACAAAGCCCATGTTGCACTCAGTTATGTATTTACACCGTTATATTTTGCAGTAAATAAGCTGTTTCTTATCCTAAGTGCTTTTCACTTTGCCCTTTGGTTAAAGCTCGTAGTGTTAAATCTACAGCAAGAATTTGCACAGTTTCATTACCTATATAGTTTTATTGTCCTATATATCAGTGGTGTACTCGCTGTTATAATGCTTTTTCCCTATATTCTAAACACTACTTTTGGGTGTATATTCACTTTCAGTTTGCCAAGGAGTCGCAATGTTTGAATTAATTTATATAGCAATAGGTATATTTGCAGTAATACTCATTATCAGTACCTGGTTAATAGCTCGTAAAAATATTTTCGAAGAGCAAGTAAGGGCTAAATCGGTAGAGGCCATTTGGTTAACCATTCAAGCAGAGCAAGAGCCAGACATTCAAAAATCACTTAATTTTTTTAATGCAGCGCAAAAGCTCAAAGATGAAATAGCAGCGCTAACGTTCAATAAACCAAACTTTGCTAATTACAAATTAGAAGATGAAATACAAAGTAAAAAAGAAGAGTTTAAAGAAAAAAGCTTAGGCGAGTTACTCAGAGATTACGAAGTTAAATACAAATATGCTCAAACATACCAAAAGTTCAATCAAGGCAATAACTAATCAGTTGTTGTCTTTTTTAATTCAATTTCCTTATTAATATACTCAAGTTGAATGTCAGCAAGCTTACGCAAAACATCACTGTTATGTGTATCACCTTTAATAAATCCATTCATTGCAAGCACACTCAACCCCTTAAGTAGCCCATCTTTAATCACATCAAAATCACGTGTACCTTCGTGCAGCGTACCGTTAAGTAAATAATCAAAACTTAAGTTTTTAGCCAAGCTAGTCTGGTGTATGAGCTGAAAAGGAATAGAACCGCGGTTAATCGTATTAGTGCAAAAAGAGTTGCTTAACGAAAGGTGTCGTTCAAGCCCAGCATTTTTATTAACACCATAAGCCATACACAAGCGTTTAAAAATATCACTTACATGTTGCTGTTCTGGTGTTAGCGTCTTCTTAAGCTTAAGCATATAACCTTCCTAATTAATCCTAATCAATACTAAACGAGTTTTATTTTGAAAAACAGAGATTAATAATAAAAACTTACAATGTGTAAGTTTTTATTGCAAAGCATTCAAATTATGATATTTTCAATCCTCAAAATATCAGGGAATATAGAAATACTTTCCAAACTACTGTATAAATATACAGTAGTTAATTGGTTGTAATTAGCCCCAATTAACTAACTTACACAAAGTAAAGTACAACTAACCCAACGAAGGGAAACATCATGAAACCATATCCACTCAAAACACACCTAAAGTTAGCATCAAACGTATTTATTGGCGGCGATGACAACGGCGGCGGCGGTGACGGTGTAGAGCCACCATCAACAAAGTAGCGAGCCACTATTAACCAGCGTCATGCTGGTTAATGCTAATCAAAGGAAAGCCCCCATGATTGATTTTTTAACAGCAACAAGCTGGACCATACGCACACTAGAGCTAGTCATAGTATTAAACATACTGTATTTATTTAAACAGCACAGGTTTGCATTATTTTTTGGTGGTCAAAGTAATTTAAACACAACAGATGATCACACAATGCACTCATGCTTTATTGCAGCGTTAACAGTCATGGTGTTTCATTTTGTAAGCGCAAACTTATCGCAGTACATTTTAACTATTGAAATGGGTAAATTAGCGCTAAGGCAGTTCTTTTATTTTTCAATGTTTAGCTGTTCAGTGGCATTCTCAGTAACACTTTTCTTATTACACATAATTAGAGGGTGTACATTTTCAACACCATCGCGCCTATGCTTATATTTAGCAATCGCCCAAGCCATACTTCAGTTAATGCAATTCATCATGCGCGGTATGCTAGACAACAGCACGCTTTCACCTTTTTATAGCATGAGTGTCGTTTTGCTAAACATAGCAACACTTGCAGTAATTGCCGTATACCCACTTAAAGTAATCATTAACAATAGAAAAGCCGAGGATCGCTAATGTCGTTATTAATAGTAATGTTACTGTGCATAGTAAAAATGGGGTTAATAACAGCATACGCATTAGTGAGAGGACACAACACACACGGGCTTGAAACAACACTCAAACATAAATTAAAAGAATACATGCCAGAACAGCTAATAAAAAATCAAAGCGAGCAACCAACAGCTCACTCTATTGTTATGGACTTAGGCGCCACCTTAGAACAGCCAGACAATTGGAATAAAATAGAGTCAATGCAAGTAATTCATAAACGCGCCATTAACTTCAGAGTTCACGCACTAAAACAGCCAACAGACCTACCCCAACGCCAAGAACGGCCCGCATTCAAAATCGTTAAATAACCCGCTAAGGCGGGTTTTTTAATGCCCATCATTCAAACTTGTTAAAACTTAAGTGATAAATTAACCTATAAACTTAAACATATTACGGAAAATAAAAGGAAAGAAAATGGCAAAAGCAATAGGTTGGTTGCTAGGAGTGTTGGCAATTGCCAGTGTAGGAATGCACTTTGATAATGGTGAAGTGTTAGCGGGTATTATTTGTTTTTTCGCTATTGGCTTTTTAATCCCCCCAATCCTCAATAAAATTAATTCAGCTAACAAAAAATCGGCAGATGAAAAAGGTAAAACTCACAGCGCAACGTCTCAAAAGTCAGCCAACATATTAGGTGTTGTTATATTAATTGTTGCCGCTTTCATTGGAAGTGGAAGTGACCCAAAGCCAGAAAATGAGACCGTTGAAAAAGCTCAAGAGAAAAAACAAACTATTGATTCATCAGAACGTGGACAGTTAAAACCAATAGACTTAATTTATCAATTAATAACAAAAGTTGACGAGCTGGACTATTGGTTTAAAGGGCCATTCAAAGCTAACGACAAATTAAGATTTTATGATGTAAAAAATAGTTATGATAAGCAGCTAGATATTATTTGTGAAGACTTTGACAGATTGGTAAAAGATACAGGTAATTTAAATAGTGAATATTATGATGAATCTTTAGCGTGCAAAAACTTTAGGCTCAGTCTTGTTCATGTAATTCAAAATTTAAAAAGTGGTTCTTACGATGAAATACCAAAATTGAGAGAAAAGTTTGAGCCTGATTATCAAAACTTAAAGCAACAAGTAGATGAAGAAATAAAACGATTAAATAGTAAATAACTAAAAAGCCCGCTTAATGCGGGCTTTTTCTATGCTGTTTTTTGGCTCTTAGCGGGTTTGCTTGCTCGGGCATCAATAACGGGTTTTAAGTCTTTTAGCAGTAATTTACCGCAGTCATTTATATCAATCTTTTTTTCTGGGTTTACCTTAAACCAATCGAGATGAAAGAACATCATTAACGATTTAATTGAAGTATCAATAAACTCTTTCTCAAACTCTTCTTCATCCAACATGCCTTGTTGACTGGTTAGATCGCCTGGCGCAATTTGCCCAGCAGCAGGGTTAGTTTCACCTGTAAATAACCACATTAAATACATTTTAGTCTGTGGGTGGTTAGCAATTTTTTCTAAATTACCAGCACCTGGCTCAGAGATTCCCGACTCATATTTCTTGTAACCACTCAACCCAATATCAAGTAATTCGCAGAACTTAGCCTGACTTAAATGAAGTGATTCACGAATAGTTTTTATTTTAAGCCCAATAGTGTTTGACATGGTTCTTATAAGATCCTAGTATTAGCTCATACATAATAGTGTACGAAATGGTTCTTTTAGTGTTCTTTAAATGTGTTTGGGCTTAATAACATGCCCTAAGAATAAAGATTAGCACAATTATAGTCCGTTTAGGAACCAAACAAATAAAGTTAGAGGTCAATTATGGATACTGAAAAATACAGAAAAAACTTACAGGGTGAAGTAGTTGGCCCTGATGAAAAGTTCTTAAAGCGTAAGCAAGTGCTCGAAATGTGCGGTATTTCATTATCTCACCTGTACTACCTAATGAATAAAGGCATGTTTCCTAAGTCGCATCGTGTATCACACCGTAGTGCGGTCTGGCTTGAGTCAGATATAAACCTTTGGCGATCAATGAATACCAATCATTTTTTTGCCGAGTACGGTGAGCAAATTAAAGCACAACAACTTGGAGAGGGTGCAACAGCATGAGCCAAGTTGATGCATCAAAACACTACCGTACAAATTTACGCGGTGAAGTTATCACTATTAACGACCGTTATTTACGTCCTGCTGATGTGGCCGAAAAATGCGGTATTCACCGTTCGTCTATCTACCGCTTAATGGAGCGCGGCGAGTTTCCTAAATCGCACAAAGCATCAAGCGGCCGTGTGGTATGGGTTGAAGAAGACATACAAGAGTGGATGCGCCTAGGCGCTGAGAAGTTCCACGAGTTCTACGGCAAACAACAGTTAAACAACTAGGTGATCATCATGGCAAATGCATTAGTTAAACAAACCAATCACGCACAACCAGCGCCATTAAAAGCGGTTGAAGGGCGCCACATTCCAAAAGGGCTTGCTGAAATAAAAGCGCTTATGAGTAGTGAACGCCACACGCCAGAATATGTTTACACCCAAGTATTAAGTGATCAAGAACGCACAATAGTGTGTTTTACCGCAGGCCTAAAACGCCATGACCTTGAAAAAGGCTTTGCCAATTTTAGCGCCGATACCCGCTTAAAAATTCACAAAGCCATTTTGCAGTTACAAGAACTGGTTAAAGCATTCACCGATGCCAACGCCATGGCACCGGCTAAATTTGTGCAAAACGCCCCGCGTGAGAATACCAGCACCGACTATTCACACTTAACTGTTAGTTCGCACTAAGGATTGATCATGAGCTCAACGAATCGCGGAACCGAGCGCAATGCAGATGATTACTACGTAACACCGCATTGGTTAATTGAAGATTTTGTAGCAGCGTTCAGTGAAAACTGCCGTTTTCGCTTTGACCCAGAAGAATACCCATTAGTGTTAGACCCAAGTGCTGGCGGTTGTGATAAGTACGAAATGAGCTACCCAACCGTATTAGAAAAACACGGGTTTAATGTTAATAGCTGGGATATTCGCAAAGACTCTCGTGCAAAAGATAAGGGTATCGACTTCCTTGCAGTCAAACCTTTTGCACCTTATGACATGATCATCACAAATCCACCGTTTAACAAAGCACAAGAGTTTACCGAACATGCACTCGAAATGGTTTTTGAAGGCGGTTTAGTCATTATGCTGCAACGCCTTAATTGGTTGGGTAGTCAAAAGCGCAAACCCATGTGGCAAAAACTGCCATTAGCGGCGGTTTATGTTCACAGTAAACGCCCGGGCTTTGACCCACAAAAACCAAGTAAAACCGATTCAACCGAATACGCCCACTTTGTATTTTGCAAAGGCTACGAACACGCCTCTGAACTTTTTGTAATTTAACACCAAAAACAACACCCAAAGGAATACTAAAAATGAACACCATCAAAGACCAAGATCTATCTAAAAATCAGTTAATACTCAATATTGTTTTACACGCTATTGAGCAAGCCAATTTTACAATTCGCCTTTTAAACAAACGCAGCACCGTACACATGCTAATGCAGTGCGAAGACACACTGACTGATTTACTACCAATCGTAAAAATGATTGCAGATGACGACGTTAATTTTGAACGAGCATACAGCCTAATGAGCATTGCATTAAATGCCGTACAAATTGGTGGTGAACCAACAGAGATAGAGCTGTAGCGCCGTGGCTCAACCTCGACCCCTCGATCTTGACGCCCTTAACCTATCGACCATAGCTAAGGGCTTAATTTCGTCTATTACTGATGTTGACGACTTTAATTACCTTGCTAGTAACTTGGAAAAGGTGCCTGTGTCGCTGCAAAGTCGCATGGCCCGTAAATACATTGATCGTTACACTGAAAAAAAAGCGGGGAGCCAGTTCCGTGCCAATACGTGGATGCGCCGCACCATTGCGCGGTTAAAACCCCGCTTTGGTGTGCTACTCAGTATTACTCACAATATGCCATTGCCATGGCATATTCTAAGTAGTGTTGAAAAAACCAAAAAGCATGCAGGCACACTAGCATTAGAGTGCGTTGAAAAGGCGCTTGATGTAAGTGAACAAAACCAGCATTTACCCTATGAAAAAATAGTACGCCTTACCTACGAAGGTGTTGCAGCGTACGCCAAACAGTTTGGCGTAAATGTGCCATTTTACGACATGCGCGAAGACGAATTACCGCAAGCCTGTTTTGAAATCGCCTTGCTTAAACTGCAATGTGATAAGTGGTGGGCTCGCCAATTAAAAACCCTGCGTAAACAGTTTTTAGAATTACTAGAAATTGCAACCGGCCAAGTGGGTAAAGACCTTTACTACGATAAAAAAAGCCAAAAGCCTAAACGCCGCGGTATTAGCCCTTATTCGTCAAAGCAAGCACAACGAGAATTTAGCTTTGCCCAAGCCAGTGGCCGCCAGTTCCTTGAAATGATGGAACTACAAAGCAGTGACGGCGATGTAATTGACTTAATTGAAGCCGTAAAAACAGGCATGGCAAACCCCGCTAACCGCCGTAATGAGTTAATGCTGCGCATTCGTGAAACTGAAGAACTAGCCGACGAAATGGGCTATGTTGCCATGTTTTACACCATTACATGCCCCGCGCGTTATCATGCCAATGCAAGTACGTGGGATGGCTCAACGCCTAAAGATGCGCAAAATTATTTAACTACAACATGGGCGCGTGCCCGTTCAAAGCTTAATCGCCGTGGCCTTAAATACTTTGGTGTGCGCGTCGTTGAGCCACACGCCGACGGTTGCCCGCATTGGCACATGATGCTATTCATGCCAAAAAACAAACTTCAAGAAATCAACGCTATTTTGCGTTGGTACTTTATCCAAGAAGATAAAACCGAACTTTACGATCGTTATGGCCCAGAGCTTACACGAGCAAAAGTGTTTAACAAATTTGTAGATATAAACACTCATGGTACGCACATAAAAACGGTTGAAGCTTGTGTTAAATACCGTGCAGGCACTGAGAAAACCAAGTTATTTAAAATCTATAAACAAAAGCGCAGCGAGTGGGGCTTTGCTAAAAAGAAAGCCAACGAAGTAGCCATACAACGCAATAAAGAAGAAGCCGAAAAAGCCAAGGCTGAAAAAAGAGAACCTAAAAAGTTTAAGGCGAAAAACCATAAAGCGCCCACCAAATTTTACCGTACTTTTAGCCCACGCTTTGACGCTGTAAAGCTAGATAAAAGCAAGGGCAGTGCAGCGGCCTACATTGCTAAATACATTAGTAAAAATATTGATGGTTACATGCTGACCGATCATGTTGACGCCGACACAGGCGAAAACCTGCAAGAGCAAGCAAACCCCGTTTTAGCCTGGGCAAGTACGTGGAACATTCGCCAGTTTCAATTTCAAGGTTCGCCTAGCGTTACGGTTTGGCGAGAGCTTCGCCGTATGCCAAAAGGCAAACCAATTAAAGACGAAATTATAGAGCCTATTCGCTACGCGGCAGATAACGCCAACTGGAAAGACTACGTAAAACTACAGGGCGGTATGTGTATTGGCCGCGCTGCTAATTTTAAATCAATGTATGAAGACACCCCCATGGGCAACGACTACGCCGAAGTAGTGCGCCGCATTAAAGGTGTTGTAACCAACATTGATTACAAAGCCGTGCTTACACGTTTGTTTAACAACGTGCATAACGTAACGGATGCAACCAGCTTAAAAACCCGTCTTATCGAATGGACAAGACAACTCAAGGGCACAGCAGAAAAACTCGCAGCTAAGGCTAGCACCAACGCCGACGAAGGAGGCCTATCTTGGTCTAGTGGTAATAACTGTACGCCTATAGCCGTGGGCTCTAGCGCGGAGTTAATACTCGATATGGTGGGGTGTGATGAAAAACAGATCACAGAGGTTAAAAAGGATCTAAATGACGGTAAAAGGATCGCCAGAGACGGCCAAATTTACCATGTTAAAAACGGCCAATTACATGTTTTAGACGAAACCGCGCAAATAAAACACAACAAACACCTCGCAATTGAATACCGAGCAAAAACACTCGCCCAAAAATCGGCAAGCTGGCATGTAACAGAGAATCACTGGCAGCAAGCTCGCCAATTAGTAGACCTTGCTTACCAATACGCACAGCTAGACGGGCGTGAAACTCTTAATGCAACGCGCAATGAACAAGGCCAGTTCCATTACGGAGAGAATAAAAAAGGCGTGATCACCATTGGCGATTGGGACTTAGCAATTTTAGTAAACAACGGCAGCGCATCAGCAGTTAGTGATAACGACTGGTGGGCACTGGATTTAATGGCGTAGGAGAAAATATGACTATTCAAATTTCAAAAGTATCAATGCCAATGGCATGTATTAGTTGCCAGGCGTTTTGCCCTAAAGGGTATGCAGAAGATCAGCACAGCCCTTTTATTACTAAATTCGACCAGCCAAAGCCTAAAACCCAATACGGCCTATGCGGTAAAACCAATAACAGCGTATTTGCTACCGAAATTTGCAGCGGCTATCAGCAAGAACCTAACGCTAACGTATTTGCAGTAACTAACAGACCACAACCAAAACAACAGGTGACATTATGAACACACACGCAGCAGCAGAAAAAATGCTTTCAACAGGGCTGTTTTACAACGACCTATTACTAGGCCGTGAGTTTGGTTGCTCAGCCAAACACGGTGCCCGTTGCATTAAAAACATATGCGCCGACTCACGTTACCAAGTAGTGATAGAGCAAAACCCAATTAAACGGGTAAAAGTAACCGCCATCGATGGCCGAACAATGACTATTGATAAATTACAAAACACGGCGCTGTTATTTAAACGTCCAAGTTTATTGATTGGGGAAATTACAAATGCTTTATAAAAATGAAATTGTTGTTGATAATTTTGCAGGTGGCGGTGGGGCATCTACTGGCATGGAGCTTGGTTTAAATCGTAAAGTTGATATTGCAATTAACCATGATCCCGCTGCAATTGATATGCACAAAGTAAATCACCCGGAAACAAAGCACTATTGCGAATCTGTTTGGGACGTTGACCCGATTGAAGCATGCGCAGGTAGGCCTGTAGGTATGGCGTGGTTTAGTCCTGATTGCAAACATTTTAGTAAAGCTAAAGGTGCGACACCTGTTAATAAAGCCATTCGCGGACTTGCTTGGGTGGTGGTTCGTTGGGCTGCGCTAGTGCCAATGCGTGTTTTTATGCTCGAAAATGTTGAAGAGTTTTTAACATGGGGGCCAGTGGTAGAAGAATCGCCAGGTATTTTTAAACCATGCAAAATACGTAAGGGTGAAACGTTTAACGCATTTATAAAATGTATGACCACCGGCTTAAAGTCAGATCACCCAGCATGGCCTGAAATTAAAGAAGCACTTGGCGATGATTTTCCATATTACAAACTTGAAAAAGGCTTGGGGTATAACATTGATCATAAAATATTAACTGCATGTGATTTTGGCGCACCAACAAGCAGAAAGCGCTTTTTTCTCGTTGGCCGTGACGATGGGCAAAGTATTAACTGGCCAAATCCAACACACGGCAAAGCGGGGTCAGGTTTAAAACCATATCTAACCGCAGCTGATATTATTGATTGGTCAATACCGGCTAAATCAATTTTTAACCGTAAAAAGCCATTAGCTGAAAACACAATGAAGCGCATAGCAAAAGGTATTCAGAGATTTATAGTTGATACAGATACACCATTTATTGTTGATAATGAAAAAGCTATACCGTTTATAACAGAGCATGCCAACGCATCTAATCAGCGAAATATGGCTGTTGATGAACCTTTAAGAACAATATGCGCTCAAGTGAAAGGAGGTCACTTTGCATTGGTAGCCCCAATTATCGAAAGGCAGTTTAGCGCATCAAATTGTAATAAAGCCAATGAGCCATTGGCAACTATCACCGCTGGAGGTGGTGGCAAGTCGGCATTGGTTACAAGCCACATGATTAAATTGCGCGGTGATAATGTTGGCCATGCAACTGACGAGCCCTTGCAAACAATTTCGGCAGGAGGTAATCACTTTGGTGAAGTTCAAGCATTCTTAATTAAGTACTACGGAACTAGCGCAGCTCACTCAATTGATAATCCACTCGATACAGTAACAACCAAGGATCGTTTTGGCCTAGTAACAGTAAAAGGGGAGAAGTATCAAATTGTAGATATTGGAATGAGAATGCTTGAGCCACACGAACTATTTGCAGCAATGGGGTTCCCAGCTGATTATCAAATAGCTTTTGATTCAAACGGCAAAAAAAACACCAAGAAAAACCAAGTTGCTCGCTGTGGTAACGCAGTATGCCCACCAATTGCACAAGCATTAGTTGCAGTTAACTTTGGTGAAAACCAAGTATCAGAGGTGGCCGCATAATGAAAAAACCAGTTAAGCGCCGCAACTGGGTATATCACTCAGTTGTTAAACCAAAGCAAAGCGAGCAGAAAAATGAAAGATAAACAATTAACCCAAAAGCAAGAACTTGAAGTAGCAGCAGACGTAATTGAATACCTAAAAGGGCGAGGTTTTGAAGGTGTTCAAGCTGCATGCATTTTAAAAACATCAGCTACACATATTGAGAATAGGCTAGCAGCTCAGGTTTTTTTTCAATGCATGCAGAAAGGGTTAAACTAATTATTTGCAAACCCTAAAAAAGGGACTACCTTTAAAAGTGACTATTAAAGTTAAAAACTTCAAATCCTAAAAAAGGGCCTACATTGGATGTGGCCCTTTTTTATGTCTGCAATTTATGGGGAGCTATAAACCAATTAATTCTAATTGTTCTTCACGCGGTAGGTTTTTAATAAGCCCAGCGGCTATTTGCGCGGTGGTTTTGCAAGGAGGATTTAAGAAGTGATCAAACGATTGGGTAATTCTAAACGTAGCACCGCACTCTTTAGTATTGGTACACGAGCAATATAAATTAACCACATGCGCGCTTTGCTTTTCACGAGACGTAATTATTGCTTTAGCTTCACAATTTGGACAAGTTACCCGCGCCATAACATTCACCAACCGTTAAAAAATACACTGTAATTATATACAGTGTATTGATGTTTAACAAACAGGCATTTAACTTTACGCTGCGGGCTCTAAATCAAAATTAAGCTGCAATTTACTGCCAATTTCAGGATCCCGCGCTACTTCGTCCATCATTAATTTAATCAGCATTTTAGTTTCATTTTTAAAATACATGGCATCGTATTTAGTCGGGTCACCAAGGCCTGCATTGTTAGCCGGTATAATCCCTGCCAAGCCCGGTGGAAAACGGTGGGCGTTTAATATATCTTGCGCCGATACGTTTTTAACGTTCATGAACTCGTCTTTACTTTCAAAATTACCCACAGGAATTATTTGCAAGCCCTTTTCTTTACCGTTGGGTATGTTTACAAAGAGTGAGCGGAAGTTACCCACGCCTTTTGAATCTTGAATTTTTTCTTTTATATCGTCTTCAACTTTAGGGTCTAAGTTAGGATCAGTCGCGTACATAATAAAGCCCATGTGCGCGCCGTTTAAAAAGTACTTACGGCGGAATAGCGTAGCGTCCTCATTTAATAACGTAGCCTGCAAACCGCCCAAGTAATCGGCCAAGCCATATACTTGCTGCACTGGGTCGTACTGGCGAACCCAAATAATGTCGCTTTTTTTGTATTTTTTAACTTGGCTATTACGTTCAAGCACTACTGCGCCGCCATCCCCAGCAACACGCGTGCGGTAACTCGGCAGCGGGAACAGGCGCACCGTTTGCCTAAAACCATTACGTATTTTTAATAAAGCAACATCACCAAATTGCACCAGGTTTAAAAACGCCGCTTGCACTTGTTGCGCACTCATACCGCCACTAATAAACCGACCCGATGCCATATTTGCACGGCTTTGCACTATGCCGCCGTGTTGGGCATTACGCCGTGTAAGGTTGGCTAATAAATGGCGGTCAACTGGCGGCTCCCAGTAATTATCCATATCGTTATAAAATAGCGAGTCGTAATCGGTTAGCCACATATCTGGCATTACTTGCTCAGGCAAGCCAAACACAACGGGCGCATTTTGCTTACCTTGTTGATCGCCTTGCTGATCATTTGGCTGGTCTGTTAGTTGTTCTGCATGGTCCATCGTGATTTTCTCTTATGTGCATGGTTAAGTGGTTCGTTAATAACAGCGTGACTTATTGCAAAAAATACGTCTGCATGGCCTATGGTGTTATCACGGCTGGCTTTAAACGTTATGGCGCCGCCAGAGTCAGTACTGGTGCGGCGTATTGACAGGCAGCTCATAGCTATATCTTTATGGGATGCATCCCATTCGAGTCGGCCACCTTCAATCAGGTCAATCATTTTAAGTACAAGGCGGGTTTTACTGCCCACGCTGTAATGTATGGCGGTGGCTTCACGCGGGTAAAGTGTGGTGAGCGAGTCAAACACCCCCGCACCAATGCCTGTGGTATCTACACCAATATACGTAACGCGGTACTTAGCGTAAATTTTTTGAATTTCGCTCACATGGTGTGAAAAGTTCATCCCGCGCCAGTAGTGCTTTTCCAGTATTCTAAATTTTTCACCGGGCTTTTCAGGTGGGGCAACCACCACCAAGGCGGCATTATCGCGGGTGCGTGATGGGTCATAACCTAGCCATACCTCACGGTTACCAAATGGTTGCGCGGCATTGGGTTTGTGATCTTGCCAGCGGGCGGCATCAACCATGGCTTTTTCAAGGTCGCTGAATTTAAATATACTGTCGGCATCGTCCACAAAGATGCACATAAACAGGTTATTAAAATCATCGGCGTTGTATTCATCGCGCAGTTCTTCAATGTCGAATAAGTCACAGCCGCCGCGTTGGGCATCTTCAATGGTAACAACAAAGCGCCATTGTTTATCAGGGCACAGCCTGCCGTTATCTTGCAGTTCTACAAATGTAGGGAACTCAATTTCTTCACGTTCGGCGCGGCCTTGTCGCCAGTGGTCGCCAGTCCAAAAAGTGTAAGCAGGGTGCGCTTTAGTAGACGGGGTCGAAAAATACGTTTTACGCCACTTTTTATGTGTGGCCATGGCGCTGGCTAGTTTGTTTAGCTCGTTAAACTTACCAATCCAAAAGTATTCATCTACATAAACATGGCCGTGATAACTTTGCGCGGTTTTGCTGTTAGTACTTAAAAAGCGTAATTCGGCGTCCCCATGGGCGGTGTGTAATGTAATTGGGTTACCGGTTAGCTCTATTTCAAAAAACTCTTGCGCAATCGCAATGATATAACTGCGGAATACTTCAGCTTGTGCGCGACTCGCTGATAAAAATATTTGTGGGTCGCCACTTAATACCGCATCTTTAAACGCTTCACCCGCAAAATAGTACGTAGCCCCAATTTGGCGGCTTTTTAAAATATTACGAATACGCTGATGCAAGTTTTCGTGCATCGTTTTTTGGTATTCAAAGAGTGAGTCGTACCAGGTGCCAAAGTCTTCAGCGGTTAAATGGCTAACATCGTTTTTACGCTTACGGCCTTTACTTTTTTTATTGTCGTTACCGCTGCTGCTTTTATTACTGGGCTGGTTTGTACCGTGGGGTTGCTCGGCCTGTGCTGCTTTTTCTTGCTGGGCACGCTGCTTTTTAAGCTTAACGTGCTTTTCGATCAGCATGTCGAGCTCTTTTATTTGGTTACCTGTTTTGTCGCTTACATCGGTGAGTATTAAAATGCGCCGTGCAATGGCTTCGTCTACGTCTTCTTCGCGCAGCATATCGCGCCAGCTATATTTCTCAGCCCAATAGTAAATAACACGGTTATTTGGTAACGCCAGTTCCTCGCGTATTTCGTCGGGGGTGTGGTGGCGCAAATAAAGCCGTTTTGCTGCTTCGCGTATTTCCGGTGAATAAGCCATTACGTGGTATAAGTCGCTCATAAAATTAGTAACTAGCGACAGTGTATTCATTTATAATAAGACTATAACCGCTTAAAAATCCTTACGTTTCCTAAAACCTCAATCTAGGAATTTTCAAAAAGCTAACTAGGTGAACAGCCCTTTTTTTATGGCTATGCTGCGTTTAAATATTCAGTAACGCAGCACGGCAAGCAAATGGCAGCAAAGCAAACAGGTTGGGTAATTGCAGCAACAGAAGGCGCAACGGTAGACGGCCGCACCATTTCAAAAGAATGGATTAATCAAATGGCCGAATCGTATTCACCTGACGAATACACCGCGCTTATTTGGCCTGAACATTTTCGTTCAAGTTGGGGCCCAAGTGAAGGCAAAAACTGGGGGTCAGTTGACGAAGTTAAAGCAGCTAAACAAGGTGGCAAATTACGCCTGTTTGTAAAAATTACTGCTAACGACTACCTACTTGCTGCAAATAAAGACGGCCAAAAGCTGTTTATGTCTATCGAACCAAATCCCGATTATAAAAGCGAAGGGCGCTGTTACTTACAAGGCCTTGCCGTTACCGACTCGCCAGCCAGTTCTGGCACCAGCCGCTTAAAATTCTCTATTGGTGATAACCAAGCTGATCACGAATATAGCCACCTTGAAACGCTACAACACAGTGACTTTATTACCACCTTTAGCGACCCAGCTAACGACATTCCAGCCGACAAGCAAACCAAAGCACTAGGCCTGTTTGCCCAACTATTTAATTTATTTTCTAGTGATCAGCAGCCAGCTGATCCCCAAGAGCCACTCACCGAGGAAGAACCCATGAACAAAGAACAGTTTGATGCCCTAATGGGCAAGGTTGAAGGATTAGATACCAAGGTGACTGACCTTGAAACTAAATTCAGCAAACAGCCAAAAGGCGAAGAAACCCCGCCAGTTGAAGAACCGCCAGCCGCAAAGCCTGAAGGTGACAAGCCTGAAACAGGCGTAACCGCTGAGCAATTCAGCCAGCTAATGGAAAAGGTTGATGGCTTTAGCAAAAAAGTAGACGGCATTGAAACCAAATTTAACGCCCTTAGCCAAGAGCAAAGCGGCCAAGAGCCTGACCCAGTAGGCGGCGAAACCGTAGACCTGGTTTAAGCAAACCACGTTTACTTTTTACTAATGCATAACAGAGCGAGATAACGCATGCACTTAAATCAAACAGCCGCTGGGTTTTTACAAAAATACTCAACGCAAGTAGCAAAATCATTTGGTGTTGAAGACGCATCACACAAGTTTGCCATTTCAGACCCAATGGAAACCAAACTGCGCGCCGCGCTTTTAGAGTCGGTCGAGTTCTTACGCATGATCACCACCATGCAGGTCGACCAAATTAAAGGCCAAGTTGTAAAAGTAGGTAACTACGGTATTGCGACAGGGCGTAAAGCGGGTGGTCGTTTTACATCAGAGCAAGGCGTTGATGGTCATACATATGAACTGACCGAAACCGATTCATGCTCAGCGGTTACTTGGGCGCTGTTATCTACATGGGCCAATGCCGGTAACCTAAACGAGTTCATGAAGCTGATTAACCAAAACGCTACGCTACGCTTTGCACTCGACATGCTGCGCGTTGGTTTTAACGGTGTATCGGCTGCGGCCACATCAGACCCAGTTGCTAACCCAAATGGTGAAGACGTAAATAAAGGCTGGCATCAAATCGTTAAAGAAAAAGCGGCTGATCAAATAATGACAGACCCTGTTTACTTTGACCCAGACGGCGCAGGTGATTACAAAACGTTAGACGCCATTGTAACCGAGCTTAAAAACTCGCTTATTCACCCATCACTGCGTAATGACCCACGCCTAGTTGTATTGGTTGGTAACGACCTAACGGCCACCGCGCAAACCCACATGATGAACCAAGCTGACAAGCCAAGTGAAAAAGTGGCCGCACAGCAAATGGATAAAAACATTGGTGGCATGCGCGCGTATACGCCGCCGTTCTTCCCGGGTAAACGCATCGCGATCACCATTTTAAGCAACTTGCATATTTACACGCAAAAAGGCACCGCGCACCGCAAAGCCAAAGACGAAGAAGACCGCAAGCAATACGAGAACTCATACTGGCGTCAAGAAGGCTACGCAATCGAAGAGTTTGAAGCCTACGCCGCGATTGACGAAAGCGCCATGAACATTGGTGAAAAGCCAGCGGGCTAAACGTTTTAATCATTAATTGCTAGGCCTAACCGCCTAGCTGTTATCCATTTATTAAAAGGTAAGTGCCATGAGTGCCATTGCTGATTTTAAAAAGCGCCGCCTAGCTGCAAAAGCTAAACGTAAAACGGTGGCTGAAACAGGCGAAAAGCTTGTTGATACGTTGAAAGGTTTGGCGGATGAAGCCAAAGAAACAACCGCGCTTAAATTGCTCGCGCAGTTGCTAGGTTGTGATGAATCAAAAGCGATTGAAACCGCTCAACAATACGTTGACCAAAACATTCACTTTTTTGATGTAACCATGAGCGTTGATCCTGCCGCGCCAGACGAAGACAAAACCGCTGTTGCAAACGTCACCTTAGATGAAAAAGGCAACATTGAAAACATTGATGTTTCAAACGTTGAAGATGCAACCGACGAGCTTAACCACAGCATAGACAGCGCAAGCACTGCTGCAGGTGAAATTAAAACTGCTGCTGATCAGGCAAGTGACGCCGCCAGCGATTTAGCCTACCAAGCCGACGACATTAACGCCGCTAATAGCGACTTAAAAGACACGGTTGAAGAGCTAAAAAAGCCGTCGGCGGCGCAAAAATCCTCCGATTCAAAGAAAGCAACCGAGCAAAAAAACAGCTCGAAAAAGTAAGTGTTACAGGTTCAGGGCAATACGCCCCAAGCCTGCACTTACAGCTTATTGAATTAGAAGACGACCTAAAACGGTTAAAAAAAATGGTAACCCGCGCCGACAAAATCGCTCACAAACGTGATGTGTTATTGCCAAAGTGGTTACCCATTGTTGAAGACTATTTAGCAAAAGAAGGTAGACAAAATGAAGACAACCCGATTTTCGCGTATTGCACTATTTGGCTTTTCGACGTTGGCAATCTCAGCCGTGGCATTGAGTTTGGCCTCAGAGCCATTGAGTTTAACCATCCCATGGCTAGTAACATCCGCCGCCAGTGGCCTGGTTTTATTGCCGACACTGTTTTTGACTGGGCAAGCACCCAAGCAGAAAAAGGCAACAGCATTGAGCCGTATTTTGGCCAAGTGTTCAGCAAGGTTGCGAACCATTGGAAATTACCTGAGCAAGTTACGGCTAAGTACTACAAGTTTGCGGGCCTTGCGTTACTGCGCAGCAAAAACGGCGACGTTTCGCCATCGCATGTTGGCGACGTTCAGCGCCTGCAACAAGCAGATGGCTACTTAGCCAAAGCCGCCGAGTTACACCCAAAGGTACAAGTTAAAACAGTAAGAAACAAAATTGCAATGAGATTGCGAGCCATTGCCGAGCTAAACGCTCAGTAATCGCTAACGGCTCCCAACCCTCCAGTGCACTAGCCGAGCGTTTAACAGGCGACTGTTAATAACCGCGTCGACGCTAACTGCACTGAACCTAATTTATTGAAAAAGGTATACGGTATGTCATTTGGATTCGAAGCCACAGCACAAGACAGCATCAGCATAGATGCCGATAGCGGCTGGCCTGCATTAAGCACGGCAGAGTTTCGTAAACATCGCCGTATACCAGAGTTTTATGAAGAGGCCGTAATTGCCGATTCACTCAACCGCAGCGCACTAGAAGTACAACAACAAATAATTAAATACACAATGAAAGACAACACGGACGTTGCTTTCGCCATCACAAACGGCGTGCCAGATTTTAACACCGCCCAGCAAAGTGTTTACCGTGGTGCTGTTTATGCCCGTTCGCATAGCGATTTAATGGGCTATTTTTCATCGGTTGACCAAAAACCAGCAGGCAACAATAAGGCAGACGATGTTAACCAACAAGACGCGATACTTGCGCAGTCTAACCGTAGCGTTCGTTTACTGCTCGGGTTGGGGCGCGCGGGAGTGCACACACTATGAGCCAAACAATTACCCAATTGCAGCAACTCACCGAGTTTTTACAAACCAGTTTAAGCGGTGCTATTCACACCAACAACATAGACGCATGGCAAGAACGCGGCACATTGCACGGCATTGGCGACGACCGCGGGCAAGACGGCTACGCAATAGCAAAATGGAAGTACACAGCCGTAATCGCAATTGAAAAGTTCCCGCATCGTCGTGTAAACCCGTACAACTTACTTGCATTGATCAGCGCGTTTTTAATCGACAGCGACTGGGAACGTGACAACTTTGGGCTAGATGACCCAGAGATTGAAATTGACGTAGTAAGCAAAGATGACGCAACCATCATGATTGATGTGCAACTGATTGACGACATCGAATTAATACCCAACGACAACGGCCCAATACTATTTAACGGCGCGCGTTATCACGTATCGCTTGTACCAATCAGCATTGCCGAAAACGTTGACGTAGATGTTAAGGGGCAATCATGAGTTTAGTGATCACCCCAAACAGCAAACAAGCATTGAGCGCAAAGCACCAGTTGCAGTTATTAGCATTACCACCGGCTAAACGTACTCGCACCTTAAAAACACTAGGGCGTTATGAACGTAAGCTCGCACGCCAGCGCATACGCACCCAAACCACAGTAGACGGTAAAAAGTTTGCAGCGCGCGAAAATGGCAAAAAAGTAAAAATGCTCAAACGCATGGGGAGAACATTAGAACCATACGTAAAAGCCAGTAACCGCTTAGAGCTTAAGCATAAAAATAAATTCTCAGGCCAAATTGCAGGGCTACACCAAGAGGGCGGCGTAGAACGTATGACCGCCAGCCGCATGGCACGCATACATGGCAAACCAGATTACAAAGCGCCGTGCACACGCAGCCAAGCAAAAGCGCTATCGGCTGAGGGGTACAAAGTACGTAAAGCCAAAGGCAATGGCTACCGCCGCGCCAGCATTAAAGAAATTATGGCCAATGTCACTCACGGTAAAGCCACCCTGGTACTAAGCAAAATGCGCGACGATAAACGCCTCAATAGCTGGCAAATACCTGTAAAAGCCCGCCCGTTCTTAGGTGACAGCAGCGCCAACGTGCAAGCACAGCTAGCAACCATTTTAAACCAACTCAATAAACGAGGATAAACCCATGTCACTAGGTAAAGTGCAAGTTAACAATCTGAATTTAGGGCAAGGCGACATCCAAGGTGTTGAACGACACTTCTTGTTTGTTGGCCGTGCGGGTTCAGTAGACGAAGAAAGCCAATTATTCAGCGTAGGCGCACAAACTGATCTTGAAGAATCATTTGCTGACAGCCCACTACGTGATCAGCTCATTGCCGCGCAACTTAACGCAGGCCAAAACTGGACAGCAGCGGTTTACCCTCTGGCTGACGATGAAACAATTATTGATGCAATCGACCGCGCCAACGAAGTGCAAAGCTTTGAAATGGTTATTGTGTGCGACGAACAAAACACCAGCGGTGGCCTTACTGATATACATGATCACTTAACATCGCTGCAAGCAACACTTGGCCGTTTTGTATCAAGCTTAGTTGCGTTGCCAGGTATCGACGTAGCAACACAAACATGGTCAGCGTATGAAGCTGCAACCGTTGCCCTGCAAGCGGGCATTGCTGCGCACTTAGTTGTGCCAGTACCACAATTACACGGTAATAACGTGGGCGTATTAGCGGGGCGATTATGTGACCGCAGCGTAAGCATTGCCGACAGCCCAATGCGCGTAGCCACAGGCAGTGTGTTGGGTTTAGGTGATGCACCGGTTGACACCAACGACGACCCGTTATCACTAGCCACACTTGAAACGTTAGCAAATGCACGTATGAGTGTGCCGCAGTGGTACAGCGATTTTGAGGGCATTTACTGGAGTGACGCCCAAACGCTAGACGCCGCTGGCGGTGACTATCAATACCTTGAGCATTTACGCCCAGTGCACAAAGCCAGCCGAGAAGTACGCGTGTTAGCCATTCGCCGTGTTGCAAACCGTACTCTTAACTCAACGCCTAACAGTATTGAGCTAAACAAAGCCTACTTTATGAAGCCGCTGCGCAAAATGAGCAAAAGCACCACCATTAACGGCACCATGTTCCCTGGTGAAATTACCCCGCCAATTGAAGGCGATATCACCATTGTATGGACCAGCAATAAAAGCGTAGTGATTTACCTCATCTTGCGCCCGTACAACAGCCCGAAAGAAATTACCGTCAACATCATGCTTGATCTAAGCAGTAAAGGAGAATAGCCATGCGTTTATCAGGAATGAATTTTAACGTGAACTTGGGCGACACAATGATTCAAGTAGACACCGCAACATTGAGCATTACCGACAACAGTGCAGTAAGCCAGTCAGGCGGTGTGCCAGATGGCTTTGTAGACGGTGATGTATCGGCAAATGGTGAGCTGTCAGTTAACGCCAGCAACTTTGCGTTAGTGTCAGACGCTGCAAAAAGTGCAGGCGCTTGGCGGGCAATGGACACCTTCGACATTATGTTTTATGCCAAAACCAGCAAAGACGAAATGAAAGTCGAAGCCTTTGGTTGCCGCATTAAGCTCAGCGACATTTTAGACATCGACAAAAAAGGCGGGCAAGCCAGCCTGTTTAAAATTCCGTTTGATGTAACCGATCCTGACTTTGTCAAAATTAACGGTGTGCCATACCTGCGCCCCGAAGAAATTGAAAACATAGTGCAATAAGGTAGTTAGTAAATGGATGATCTAGACCACCTAGTTATTGCACAGGAACGCGCCGATCAGCGGTTTATTGATCAGCGCCTAAAAGGACTTAAAAACAGCCGCGTTATCAGTGCAACGGAATGCATTGATTGCGGCGACCCAATACCCAAAGCGCGGCAAAAAGCCATAAAAGGTGTGCAGCGCTGTGTACCGTGCCAATCGTTAAGCGAGTAGCAAAATGAACAATATCAAAGTGAATTACAGCTTTATTTCAGAACTAGAAGGCGGCGCGCAGCTAAACGGCTATGTGCCCGATGCGGCTAACTCTAAATCTGGGGTAACCATAGCCACCGGCTTTGATATTGGCCAGCGATCACGCGAAGACTTGAACCGCATGTTCCCTGCGCAGCCTGCGTTAATTGATAAGTTATTACCGTATTGCGAGCAACACGGCGAACACGCAGAAATGATGCTTAAGCTAATGCCGTTAAAAGTTACTGAAGATGAAGCGCAGTTGATTGATCAGTGCGTCAAGTCTGAGTCAGTTACTCGCGTAGCTGAAAAGTACAACAAGCATTCAACTATTAAGTTTGAACAACTGCCAGAACCCATGCAAACCGTGATTGCATCGGTAGCATTCCAATACGGCAATTTAGCAAAGCGTTGCCCTAACTTTTGGCGTACGGCCATTACTCAAAATACCCAAGCCATGATTGATGAACTGGTTGATTTTGGCGACCGATACACAACGCGCCGCTGGCGTGAAGCACGTTATTTACAAAAAGCGAGGCACTGATCATGGGCTGGTTTTCAAGTTTAGTGGGTGGCAACCCAATTGAAGCGATTGGCAAAGCGGGCGACGCGTTATTCACATCAGACGAAGAACGCCAGCAGTTAAGCAACGATTTAGCAGAAATTAAGCAAAAGCCTCTGCTAATGCAAGCGCTAGCAAATACCCATGCAGCCCAGCACCGTTCAACATTTGTCGCAGGTGCACGGCCATTTTTACTGTGGGTGTGCGGCTTTGGCTTTTTGTTCACCTTTTTAATTAACCCAATTTTGCAATGGATCATGCCAGAAGCAGGAACGCCAGAACTGCCAACAGATGTGATGATGGAATTAACACTCGCATTACTTGGCCTAGCAAGCTTAAGGACAGTCGAAAAAATTAAAGGAGTAGCAAAGTGACAGAAGTAGCAACGTGGTTAATGGTGGCAATCGCCTTTATTAGTTTAGTACTCACTGTATTAGTGCCGCTGTTAGTGAGCTTGTTCAACGCTCATAAAGCGACGGCAAAAGAGTTGAGCGACCATAAAACCCATGTGGCCGAAACCTACGCCACTAAAACCGATTTTGACAAATTAACCGATCGCATGGAACGCCAAATGAAAGACGGATTTGAAACAATTGAAAAGCTAATAACCAAATCTAAGGATTCAGCATGAACAAGAAAATTACGTTAACAATCGCGGGTAAAGAACTGAGTTTTGACGTAACCACCGAAAATTATAACGGTTACCTAAACGACATTATGCCAAACAACAAAGTAGCACCATCGCATAACTTTGTAATGCGCTCAGTTGTTGAAAGCGATAAAGACGAGCTGCGTAAAGTGCTTGAAAGCTCCCCAGGTGCAGCAATGCAAATTAGTGGTTTGCTACAACAAGAGTTTGCCCCAGCAATTGAGATCAGCGTAAAAAAATAGCGGCGCTGGTTGATGCAATAGAAAACAACCCGCTTGAACAGCAACTGATTATTCGCCGTTACTTGCTACCACACGAAGATGACAGCGAATACAACATTGCCCGCGCGAGCTGGTTGTACAACCGCCAGCGCGAAGATTTAGAAAACATAACCGCTAACGCTGTTAGCAAAGCCTTTGGGGGCAAGTAATGAGTTTACCGCAGCAGTTAATGTTCCAAGTTGGGCTTATTGACCAGATCACTAAACCGATCGCCAAAATAAGCCACAGCCTAAATGGGTTAACTAATGACTACCAAGCGGGCACCATGAAAATGGCGTCAGGCGTTGCGGGCATTGCTGCCAGCGGTTATGCATTACAAAACGCACTTATGCCAGCCATTGAAATGGACCGTGTGTTAGGCGAGGTTAAATCGCTTGGTGTGCGTGAATCTGCATTAAAACAACTTACAGATAGCTCTTACGAATACGCTCTTAAATACGGTAAATCGGCAACAGGGTTTGTGGGCTCAAGTTACGACATACAAAGTGCCATTGCAGGGCTTAACGATGCTGACTTATCAGCGTTTACTATGTCGAGCAACGTACTAGCCGCCGCCACTAAATCAGATGCCGCCACCATCACTAATTACATGGGCACCATGTATGGCATATTTAAAAACCAAGCCAACGATATGGGCAAAAGTGACTGGGTAGAGCAAGTTACTGGCATGACAGCAACCGCAGTACAAGCATTTAAAACCACCGGCACTGAAATGTCAGCGGCATTTACGTCTATCGGTGCTGAAGGTACGAGCGCAGGCATTGCCATGAATGAACAAATGGCGATTCTTGGTACATTGCAAGCAACCATGTCGGGCAGTGAGTCGGGCACAAAATACGCCGCGTTCTTAGCAGGTGTTGGTAAAGCGCAAGACGCATTAAACCTAACTTTTACCGATAGCCAAGGCGCAATGCTGCCAATGGTCGACATACTAAACCAAATTAAAGGCAAGTTTGGCGAAACCATCGACGTAGCCGAAGGCGATCAGCTAGCAAAAGCATTTGGCTCTAAAAATGCCGCAGCTACCGTTAAATTATTATTAACCGACATCAACGGCCTAAATCAATCAATTGACTCACTCGGCCAAGTGACAGGCATGCAAAAAGCCGAAGAAATGGCGATGGCCATGACCGACCAAAGCGAGAGATTAGCACAAAGCTGGTACGTAATACGTGCCGCGTGGGGCTCGGCTATATTGCCCGTATTTAATAACTTTGTAGGCATTATTGCCGATGCGGGAACCGATGTTGTGTGGTTTACCGAACAGTTCCCAACGTTAACGCAATGGATTGGCTTTGGTGCCGTTGCTTTACTCGGCCTTGTTGCGGCGGGCGGTTTATTCACGCTTATGATGGGCGCGGGCAAAATGGCCATGGTTGCTTGGGGCGTGGGGGCAATGGTGTGGGCAGGTATAAACACAGCATTAGCCAGTGGGATCACCTTTTTAAAAGGCGCAATGCTGGCGCTTAATATAGCAATGTACGCCAACCCCATTGGTTTAATTGTTGCGGGTATTGCCGCCGCCGTTGTAGCCGTGGGCGCGCTAATTTATTACTGGGATGACCTAAAAGCCACCATGAGCGAATGGGGTTGGGTTAAAGCCATTGCGGGTATTTTTAATACCGTATGGGGCGGTATTAAAAGCGTATTTAACGACACTATGGATTGGATTATAGATAAGCTAAATATGATCCCCGGTGTTGATATTGAAGCCAACGTCAACACAGCAAACTTAGCATCTAACATCGCCCTTGATGCCAACAAAATACAAAGTACCAGTATTCCAAGCGTTGCGGCCATTGCCCCAGTACAAAGCCGTGTTGAGCGCGGCGGCATCACGCAGCAAATTAGTAACGCCAATCAACAAAAATCAACCCATGTAGGCACCGTGAATGTTTACCCAGCCAAAGGCGAAACCAACTTTGCAAACCTAGTTGAGATGCACTCATGAGTATTTACCGCGATTTACACATTAAAAACGGTGATGTAGTGCTAGACGCAGGCAACAACCCCACGTACTTAACCGATCGTGACGTAATTGCCCAAGACATAGTGCACGCAATTTTAGACACCGGACTTGCAAATTTATTAGTAAGCGACCGCGGAACGGGCGTAACCCAAGACACCCAAACCAAAATCAAACTACTGGTTGAAGACGATGTGCGCATTATGCCAGGCACCGTAAAAGTTGAGCAAAACGAAATCAACAAAGGCCAATGGTGGGTATTTGCCCAAACAATAGAATTCGGTGAAATATCATCGTTGATCACAGGGGTAGAATAATGGCTGATGAAACACCAACAATTGATTTTAAACGTATTGTAGAAAAAGCAGGCATTCCTACAACTGAGGAAGGCTGGAAGGTTTTATTTAAACAAGACGTAGAAACCGAAGGCGGTTTAATTGCGAACGACTCGCCTTATTCACCGTTTTGGCGTGTTGTTACGGCTGTAGTAGCAAAGCCGGCTAATTGGGTAGTCAACAAAGTATTAATTGAGAAAATACTCCCTAATTTATTTTTGCAAACAGCAACAGACAGCGACTTTATTGAAGCAAAAGCATGGGAGCACGACTTAACCCGTAAAAGCGAAGAACGCACCCAAGGCAAAGTACGTTTTAACCGCGCGGCCAGTACTGGCCCAAGCTTATTAATTAGCGCAGGCACCGTAATACAAACCGATGCTATAAACGGCACGGTTTACCGTGTGCTCACCGTTGATGACGTAATATTGCCAGAAAACCAAGCCAGCGTATTAGTTGCAGTAATTGCCGAAAACGCAGGCGCGGCATATAACTTAGGCGCAGGCTATTACCATATTTTACCAGAAGCGATCACTGGTATTGGTAGCGCCATTAACGATGAAGACTGGATAGACGTACTTGGCGCTGATGCAGAATCTAACCAAGATTTAAAGCTACGCACCCGCAACGCATTTACCGCCGCAGCCCCTTGGCACATTGACGCCGTTTACCGTGCCATGCTCACAGAACGCAGCGGCCTAGACACCGATAACATTTATTTTGAACACGACGCCCCACGTGGTCCAGGCACAGCAAACGCCTTTATTTTGTTAGACACAGGCGTACCAAGTGAGACACTAATTGAAGACTTAAACACCTACATTATGGCAAAAGGCTATCACGGCCACGGCGATGATTTACTCGTACTTGCCATGCCAGGTGTTGATGTAAGCGTAGGCCTGACGGTTTACCCACATGTTTACTTGCTTGATGAAGAGGTCACCGCGCTACTTGCCAACATTGAAAACTTTATCCGCAGCGCGTTTAGAGAAAACAACGATTACACAGTAACCCGCACCAAACCAAATAGCCGTTTTAGCTTTAGCCGCTTAGGCCAAGAGCTACACAAAGAGTTTGCAGGAATCGACTCACTAAGTTGGCAACAAACCGACATTACAAGTCAAAACAACGTGCCACGCCTAACCGCACTCACCATTGAAAACGGTAACGATGTATGAACATTGATTGGCACGAAATAACAAAACTCAAATACTGGCTAGCCCGACCAAACAGCGAGCTAGACAAACTACGCCAAGGCGCCGTGCTATTTTGGCAGCGCGTAAGTGACATGCTCGCATGGCCTGCAAAACAGCTTGACCCAATGACCGCCGAGCTTGAGCTAGTGCACTTACTAGCATGGGAACGCGACATAACCCAAATACCCAACGAAACCGAACAAACCTACCGCATCCGCGTTAAGTTCGCCCTGCAATTTGCCAAAGGCGCAGGCACAAAAAGCGGCTGGTATTACATGTTTGAAAAACTCGGCACACCGTGGATCACCATAGACGAACGAGTAAGTGAAACTGATTGGGATGTAATAAGCCTGCAACTGCTTGACTCTGATTTAGCAGAGAGAAACAAGCTAATTGATTACATTTGCAGGCAGTACGGGCGAACAACCCGCCGTTATGAATACGGCACTATTGCTAGCATGCCGCTTGTTGCACCGCCTAATGACTTTTCGCTTGATAGCCTAACGGGCTTTGCAAGATACAGCGACGACATGAGACCAAAACTAGGCTTAGCGGTAATGGACAACGAATCACATTTTATTATTGCAACAAATAACAGCTTATTAGCTAACGAGAGGAATTAACATGGCTTCAATAATTACAATTGCAGGTGAAAAACTTTTTGCTGCTAAAGCACAAGCTAATGAGCAACTAGACATAGACACGTTTATTTTTGCAAACGTGCCAGAGCAAGACCCAACCGACCCAATCAACCGTGAAGAAGGCTTACCAACCGATCACGTAGTGCATCAACAAATTGTGCAACAGGTTGGCCGCATAAACGACAACGTAGTTGTTTACTCTACAGTGCTCGACAGCATAACAGGCCCATTTGAATTTAACTGGGTTGGTTTGTATTCATCAATTAACGATACCTTAGTTGCAATTAACCATGTACCAACAACGCCAAAAACCGCTACTGCCGCAGGTGTTGCAGGTAATACCCTAAACCGTAACTTTGGTATTGAGTACTCAGGCATTGCCGACCTAACTGGTATTGATGTAGCACCCGAGACATGGCAACTAGACTTTACCGCCCGCTTGCAAGGTATGGATAAGTTAACCCAGCAGCTTGCAAAAGATATGAATGGCAAAGACTGGTTTATTGATGACGGTTTTAAAGTAGAGCCAAGAGAAACGGTAAACACATTTAAAATATTACCAGGTGTGGGTTACGTGAGCGGCCTACGTGTAGAGCTTGAGAACGAGCATATTTTTAACGTAGAAAGTTACCCTCAATTTGTTTATGTAGATGCCTGGTTTGAAGGCGATGCAAACAGTATGTGGTCACCTTCATTAATGTTTACTGTGAGTGATACTGAAATAGATGATTACACCGATGCAGCTGGCATCAAACATTACGTTAATAAATTAGCTGAAATAACGGCATTCGATACAATTGAAGATTTACGGCCAGATAGTGAAAATGCGGATAAAGAATTCGTCAAAGAAATAGGAAATAGTGTTACTGATGAATGGAATGAATCAAGGGTGTATCCAGGAGTTGGTAGTTATATAAAAGCAGGTAATTTTGTGCCTGAAGGAACCGAAGCTGTAAGGCTATATCATGAAGGCAAGATTAAAGTTTTTAATCTTGATAACTGTACAAAATCAGATGGAACATTAGACAGTATAGATTTAATAAAAGGAAATATATTTATAAATGGCATCATGTATATGTTAGCTTCCATTGAAAAAATTAAAGTATTAACAGCACAAAAGAGTAAGATAAATATAGCTATGAAAGCGTCAAAAAATGTTGATTGGTACGTAGACCCAGTTAACGGAATTGATGCATTTTCACATGGCATATCAATAGAAAGGCCAGCTAAAACACCACAGTTTGCGCTTGATTCATTACCCGACATCGTCGGATATCAACAGACAATAAATCTCGCAGAAGGTGTATATAAAGAATCTTCAAGAATGCCAGGTGAAATGCCAAGACCAGCTGTCATATACCCACAAGGTAGATATATCTCGAGAAGAGCAGCGCAATCAGGAGATGATTTGGTTGGGATGATAGTAATAAAAGGAGCGGGAGTAGAGAGTACTATTATCGAGCCATCAAAAAATAGGGGTTACCCTTTTGGTGTCTACTGCTCAGGGACTGAGATCGCTATTCAAGATCTTTCAATAAAGCCCGATGAGAGTGGTGCAGAGACTTTGATAACTTCACATCGATCAGCATATGTACATTGCCGAAATGTCAAACTAAGTGGCGAGGGAATTTCCAAGTTGGGGTTGGTTTGCGAAGCTGGCGGCTGGGCTGAATTAATTGATTCTGAAGTAGTTAAATGTAGTGTTCAAGATGTTGTAGTCTACCCCACATCAGGGGCATCTTTAGCTGGTAGTTTAACAAAAGTAAGTAAAATCACTGTAACGGGGTTTTTACAACTAGCTTATGGTGCTGAAATAAACGGTGTATCGACGATTGCGACCGGGGGGCAGCTTCAATGTGCTGGTAGTGAAACTAATAAAGTAAAAATAAAAGGAGCTTTAAAGTTAGATAATTCTACATTTTCAGGTTCATTTTGTGAAATTTCCGGAAGTATTACAGGGCGTGGGGCGGATTTAAAGTTATCTTCTAGTAATTGGTCAAGAGGAATAACTTTATTCGGGGGGTTGTGTAGGCTATTAGGATCAAAATCGTTTATTACTCCTGCGGCGAAGTCTGAAGTTATGGAACCATTGATCTTACGAGATGGTGCAAGGTTAGTAAAAGAACCGAACACTATTATGGTAAACGCTAATGGTGATTTAGTTGGCGAAGACTACGGAAGGAATAAACAGGTTATATCATCAAACGGTCAAAACATTGCACTGAGCTTGACAGGAAAGAATAGTACTATTGAAATCTATGGGGCCGCACAGAACCACTATGGGTGTAAAATAGGCAGCGTCCAAGGAGTGTATCCCGGAACTCCTCCTGGTGACGGGGCTATACTGCATATTATTGGAACTGCATATAACACAGAGCTTGTAGATTCTGAAAATTTTAAAATACCAGGTGGTTCGGTATCTGTAGGATCATTACCCGCATCGTATTCAGGCTTAACAATTCTCTATTCGTCTGAGTCAAAAAAATGGCAAGTTGTTAGTGTTGGCATATTGAATACTTAATTTTACGTGTTAAGGAATATTATGCTTAACCTTAATTCTACATCAATCGCTCTTAAATCATTGCGCATTACGGCAAGCCAAGAGCTTGCCAGTGAAGATGCCAGCGGGCAAACCTCAAACACTGACACCGCAGAAACAGGCACTAAGGCTAAAATGCTGACGGTGTCTGGTTTATTGCCATTCAAACAAGGCGAGCTATTAGCTGATTTGTTTACTATGGCTGAAGCAACCGAAAGCGGTGCCCGGGTTATTTATCGCATTAGCAACCAAACGGCCACGGCGCTGGGTGTTAAACAAGTGCGCTTTAGTAGCAAAATTGAAGCGGTCGAGCAAGAAATCACGCGGCAATGGGCGGTTAGTTTTACGCTTGCTGAATACCGTTCAGTGCCGCAAAAGGTTGAAGAACGTTCACCCGATGTATCGGCCAATGTGCAAGGCGGTGATAGTGGTGTTCAATATGCGAATATTAACCAGCATCTAACCGATAACTTTGCAAAGTTGAGAACCGCATAATGACAACCCCAAACGCTCGTTTTATTGCCCGCGCTTATATCAACGATGAAAAAGTTGATATGAAAGACCATTGGGTTGTACTGCAATCATCAACGCCTGGTACATGCCAAATCACCGTTAATCAAAAAGCAGATATGCTTGCACAGGTTAAAGTTGATCTTGGCTGGGGCGATGTGGTTGACCGTGTTTTTAGTGGCTATGTTGAACGTGCAATGCCGTCGGTTAATGGCTGGTACACGCTATTTTGCCGCGAGTGGTCCGCATCACTCGCGTATAATTTAAGTGTAATGCTGCGCCACCCAACTATGCGCCAAGTGCTTGACGAAATCACATCTCAAACAGGTATTGAGTTTGTAATACCAAGCGCTGGCTATGCCGATACTGCAATACCATGCTTTTACTCTGATTGCTCAGGCTATGCCATGCTAAACAACATCGGCCGCGCGTTTAAGATTGATGATTTTGTGTGGTATCAACAAGGCAACGGTAAAGTTTACGTGGGCAGTTATGCCGACTCATTTTGGGCAGATAAACCAGTAAAAATCGCTATCGGTCTAATGACTGATCATCAAGCAGGCAAAACCGCCACAATGCCAGCCGCCCCAATGGTGCGCCCAAACGTAACCGCTAATGATGAACGCATAACCGCCGTTGAGTTCAAAGGCACTAACATGCAAATAAGTTGGTGATCATGGAAAAAGCAATTCATAGAATCATACGCAAGCTATTCCCCGAACTAACAGGCCAATTACATTTACCACGCTGGGGCAGAGTAGTTGCATTGCCAGAGCTACCCACCGAAGACGGCGAACGCGGCAGCGACCCATTTTACCCGCGCTATGCAGTCGACGTGCAACTCATTGACGAAAACGGCACAGATACCAAATCAAAACCACTTCAAGCCGTGCCGCTCCCGTTACCAGGTGCGGGTAATAAAGCAGGCCGATTAGAACCGCCGGCTATTGATAGCATAGTTGAAATTGGCTTTGCCTATGGCAGAGCTGATAAGCCATTTATCAGAACAGTACTACCATTTGGCTGGGACCTTCCCGCCATCAAAGAAGGTGAAACCCGTACACAAGTACGCGAGGGTGTTTATCAGTACATTGATGATCAAGGCAACTTTGAAAACAAAACAGATAAGTCACTCAATGACATCATTGGCGACCTAGCACAGCTTGAATGCAAAACCCGCAAAGTAATAGCAACAGAGCTGGCACAGCTAGAATGTGAAACCCAAAAAGTAACAGCAAGTGCAGAGCAAGAGCATAAAAGCCCAAAAACATGGATAGGCAGCGACGGCGAGAACGTACTCAAATTATTATCAGAATTAATGGCAACAGTCAGCGCACTAGCAAATGTTTGTGCAACTCATACACACCCGGGCGTTACCGCAGGCCCTGCCAAAACAGCACCACCAGAACAAGCCGGAGACTTCAGCGGCAAAGCATCAGAAGCCGACGGGCAAAAAAGCAGGCTAGACCCAATAACCAAATAG